AACAGACACCAAGCCAGCCTGTTGAGTTGTCAGGTCAGGCTGACTCAATGCCCACTCAATGCACCTAATGTAAACAACAGTCATAGCTAGCATCATCAGGCGTGGGAGGATTTTCCATCTGTCTAGCATCTCAGGTGTCATTAACCCCAGTTCCCTTTATCATATTGCTGTAAAGAATATATAAATCCAGCAAGAATTACAAGACCAATACCAATAACAGTAGTAAGTGCAACCCACATTATAATTTTATCTCTAAGTATTTTTCTATCGTATACTTCTTTCTGTCTACGTTTACGAATCTCACCTTCCATCTTGAGTAGCTCAGTCCATGCGTGTGTGCCATGAGTAAACTTAATAAACTGCTGGAGTTCGTACCTCTGTTCTTCTAGTTGTTTCTTTGCAGAGAAAGCCTCCAAAGCTTCTTGTTCAATGCTTCCTCGTTTAACTAGCTTCTGTAGGAGAGTAGGATTCTTAGCTTGTTTAGCTGCGTTCTCAATATCAGAGGCAGCAGTCATCCATTTAGACAAGTCACCAGTCATACTCTGGATATCTTTACCGATTTGAAAAGCTCTTTTTATTCCATTGAAGGCTGTGTTCGCAGCAGCAATCGTAGCAGTTATGGAAATAGGGTCGAACATTTAACCGAACAAATCATTAGTAAACTTTTAGCAAAACATTAATAAGCAAACCTATCACAGCAGAAATTCCACCAAGACCAACAAGTTCAATTCTCTTTAAGCGAAAGAAAATCTCCTTATACTGAATGTGATTCTCAGTTTCTAGTTTAACTACTCTTGTTTCTAATGCTTTGGTCATAGCTTACTAACTAGGCTTTGTTGGAAAGGTTACACTCGACATATACATTTCTTTATCCTACCAAGAAACCAGAAAATCTAGTATTTGAACCAACGTCCATTATACTACTTGATTGATTTTCTGCTAATACTTGCACTATAGCTGTATCAGAAGCATCCATATCGCATAGATGAGAGATAGCAACTGACTGATATTTGTTTTGTGAGTCACTATCAAATCCTGAAGTGCTGTGTTGATATGTTCTGTTGCTAGTAACTAAATAAAGATTATATAAAGAGTTTGTGTTATTTGAAAACTGCCTAAAATCAATATTAACATTAAGCTGATAATAACCAGTAATAGGAGCAGTAAAAGTGTTAGATGCAAAGTTACTCCCAACATCAAATAGTTCTGTACCCCAAGTTACAGTTGTTAAAGTATCATTTGCTATATTACTTGTTTGTGTAGCTTTTACTGAAAACATGGGTCTTGTAGGTGTTAATATCCTTCCTGCTGAATCAACAGTCATAGCCGTAGTGTTATTCGTATGCTTTATGTTTTGTACTAAAAGATTGCTCATAGTATTGCTACGTTTCCTCCTGAGTTAATCGTCAGTGTCACACCACTTGCTATGGTCAAAGGACCTGTGACGTTAGCATTTTCTGTAGCTTCTATTGTGACGTTTGTATCTAACG